TGTTAATGGAAATCTTTGTGGCTGGCTTTGCTGTTGCTACTTTTTGAATTTGAAACATATTCATCACCTTTCTAAAATGGGATTTCATCATCAAGATTATTTTCATTAGATGAACTGGGAGCTTGATAATTGTTTGTTCCTTGTGCTGGTCTTCCACCTACAAGTTCACATTCAGAAACGTTTACATCATGGTATATTTTTCCACCGCTTAAACGGATGTTCAATTCACCATCAATATAAACTTTTGTCCCTTTTCTTAAATATGGCAATAAACCATTACCTCTTTTTCCCCAGAGACTGCATCCTATAAACGCAGGGGCTTCATCTTTTTTTCTTCTATTATTAACAGCGACTGTGAATTTGGTAACATGTGTAGCACCAACTTCAGAATTTTCAGCATCTTTAATTAGATTGCCGATTAGGCTTAATTTAAGCATTTAATATTCCCTCTAGTTTACTTAGATATTTTCCCAGATCGCCCGACCTGTTCCTTTTAAGGGTGACAGATCGAACCTCTAGGCCGTATTTAATAATTACTTTCCCACCATTAATTCAGTCTTTCTTTTCTGGTGAGCCTCATGCATTTCATTGTACTGCCATTCAGCAATATCTTTGTTGTGATTTAAAAAGCGCATGAATTTATCTTCATTGTCTGCAAACTTTTGTGAGCTACAGTCTTCATAGAATTGTACCCAAGCTTCACATTTTTGGTCTACATTAGCTACAGTGAAGGGCTTTTCATTGCTATCAATGGCCGCTTTCTTTCTGTCTACACCCACTATTTCATTAGCTGATGCATATTGCCCACCATGTAGGCCAAGTGAAGCCAGAGCGCGTCCAATTGCTGATGTTTCACATACCTCAACTGCTGATGTTTTAGTGATGTATGATGAGCCTCTAATTTCTTCAGCAAGCCCAGAGCCAACTATAAATCCATCGGCTGTTCTTATTTCAGCTTTGATGATCACAGCATTACCATCATTTAGTATGATGTTAGTTTCAATGCCCAGCTCACCACCAAATTCACGACGAAAAGCTTCAACACGTTTTGCAACTTCAGTGTATTGCTTACCGCCTTTCTGTTTAACGCCATGTGTTTCATTTAATGAGGATACTGCATCCATTGCTTTGATAAATTTATCGCTCATCAGAATTCTCCTTTTGTATTCTTTCCCATTCAACAAGAGCATCATCAAAGTATTCTCCTACCAGCCTAACAGCGCCAGCAGGGAATTGTTGTGTTTGATACATTTGGTCAGTAAATTTTGGGTCGGTTTCAGATTTCACAATTAAATTTAATGTATAGTCTGCAATCTTGTTGAATACGTGCGTTCGCACGAATGCTATAGGTGGTTTTATCATGTTTTTTTCTCCATTTGATGTAGTCACACTAACGCCACTCGCGTAAGTAGTCAATATTTCTGTTGTGTTTTTATTAATTATCTGTCAGAAACTAAAAAGAGCCAGCGGTTAAAACTGGCTCTTAATATCAAATGAAAGTGTCCAAACACTGGGAAGTAATGTAAACACTGCATACCTTCTGACACATAATGGACACTAAAACAAGTGCATTATACTAGATATAGTATATGTGAAGGGAAAGGAACATAAACATGTCACACTTTATGACAGCGATTGCAATGCAACAAAAGGGGTTAAGAGCAACAACTAAAATTGTTTTATATTGGTTAGCAGATCACTATAATGGGGAAACTGGTCGATGCTTTCCAAGTATAAAAAGATTAGCAAAGTTGTCTGAAATGTCTGAACGTTCAGTGCGTTCACAAATTGATGTGCTACAGGCAATGCAATTAGTTGAGATTAAAACCGCATTTAGAAAAGATGGTCAGCAAACCAGTAACAACTACATACTACATCTATCTGAAGACATGGCATCTGGGGGGGTGCAAAATTTGCAGGGTGGGGGTGAAAATATTGCAGGGGTAGGTGTGCAAAATCTGCATACCAATAACCTTGTAAGTAATAACCAAGGAAGTAAACCAGTATTAAGATCATGTGAGATTGGTTTTAAAAAGTTTTGGAATGACTATCCAAGAAAAGTTGGTAAGGCAAATGCTCAAAAGGCTTTTGATAAAGCATCACAGGCAGTTGGTGTTGATAAGATACTTGAAGCTGTTAGACCTTTTGCAGATAGTGTAGAAAAAAAAGAAAAGAAATATATACCTCACCCTGCAACATGGCTTACTCAAGGCAGATGGGATGATGAATTGGAAGAAATAGCACCAAAATCATCAGCAGATTATTTGGATAGCCTGTTTAAAGGCGGAGTTTTAGGAGTGTCAAAACAATGATGAATTATGAACAAAGAAAAAGAATGATTTCACATTGGCTCTTTGAAACCTTAAAACGCTATGAAGCACCAGCCCATTTTAATGAAAGCGCAAGTCGTGAAGAAATGATTTTAATGGTGGAAGATATAAATTCTGAAATACCAAGTGTAAATGATGGCATGTGTAAGCTTCTATTGGAAAGAACAGCCCAGCATGTTCGTAAAAACTATACTTCAAGGCGTTGGCCAACAATAAATGCATTTATCAAAGGCATAAAAGAACATAGGGAACGCATAATGGATGAGCAAACAAAAGAATTGCCAGCTCAAGATTATAGCAAAAGCCCATTATCTTACACTGATAGAATTATGATAAGGCGAATAAAAGAAGGTGAAGCAATTCCAGACAGCTATCTTGACCCTACAAGCCGTGGCAGACAACATTTGATAGAACAGGGCGCAGTTCTTGAAGTTGATTTTGAGAAGTATTTTCCACCACAAACAAGAATAGCATGAAAATTGGTATTACAGCATCAGCATTTGACTTACTTCACTCTGGACATGTGCTGATGTTGCAAGAGGCCAAGACAGTATGTGATCATTTAATCGCCGCATTACACATAGACCCATCAGTTGAAAATGAAGCTAAAAATAAACCTATTCAAAGCATTGTTGAAAGATATGCACAAATTGATGGAGTTAAATATGTTGATCAAGTCATACCTTATCAAACAGAAAGTGATTTGATTGATATTATACAGCTCTATAGGGTTAACATTCGTATCATCGGTGAGGAATACAGGTATAAAAACTTTACAGGTAGCCGTATGGGTATAGAAACCTATTTTAATGCTAGGAAACATAATTTCTCATCATCAAATTTGCGTGAAAAAGTAGCTAATATTGATATATCTGGAAAACCCAACAATTAAGTGTATAATGAGGGCGTGAACAAAAGGATTAAAACAATGTCAGAAGACATACAGGTAACAGAAGATAAGGGTAAAACGGGGCCTAAAGGACCTCGCAAAAACCTTGATGACTTTCAATTAATGCAGTTGAAAGAGCTTATTAATATGTTCTGTACTGTTGATGAATGTTGTTCTGTACTCGATATGGGTTCAACAACTTTAGACACAAGATTAAAAGAACATGGATATGCTAATTTTCGGGACTTCCATAAAAAAGAATTTGATGTAGGTAAAACAAGCCTAAGACGCGCTCAATGGTCATTAGCTGAAAGTGGTAATGCCACTATGCAAGTATGGCTTGGTAAGCAGTATTTAGGGCAGAAAGACAAAACAGAAATCACTGGTGAAAATGGTGGTTCTTTGTTTGGTAAAATAGAATGTACGTTCCTTGACCCACCAACAACAGAATAAAGAGCAAAGTTTAAGCTTTCAGTGGCCACATTGGTCACGTTCCTTGTTTAAAGGCACAAGAGGGCATCCCAGATACAGGGGTGCAAAAGGTGGAAGGGCATCAGGTAAATCTCACTTATTTGCTGAAAAGGTTGTATTTAGGTTACTGGCAGATGCAGACACAAAGGTAATTTGCATTCGGGAAGTACAGAAATCATTAGAATTCTCTGCAAGGCAATTATTGGTCGATAAGATTTCAGAGCTTGGTGTTGATCAATACTTTGAAGTACAGGCAAACAGGATAAATTGTAAATTTGGAACAGGTGTTGTTATATTCCAAGGTATGCAAGATCACACGGCAGATAGTGTAAAATCTCTTGAAGGTTTTGATATTGCGTGGTGTGAAGAGGCTCAGTCTCTATCAAGGCGTTCTCTTGAGTTGCTTGACCCAACATTAAGAAAGCTTGGTAGTGAAATGTGGTTCACATGGAATCCATACAAGCCTGAAGACCCTGTTGAAGAAATATTTAAAGACAATGAAAATTCTGTTCTTGTTCATGTAAATTACAAAGAAAATCCACATTGTCCTCCAGCAGTTAAAGAAATGGCTGAAAGAATTAGGGGTCAAAACATAAAAAAATATAATCATGTTTGGCTTGGTGACTACTTAACTGAAGTTGAAGGTGCGTTATGGTCAGGTGAATTGATACAGGCAACTAGAATAAACAAAGATGATTTGCCAGATTTATCAAGAATTGTTGTAGCAATTGACCCTGCTGTCACTGGTGGCAAAAATTCAGACGAAACAGGCATCATTGTGGCTGGTAGAGATGCACATAGGCAAGCTTATTATATACTAGAAGATGCAACATTGCGTGGCTCTCCTGAACAGTGGATAAGGCGCGCAATATCAAAATATCACGAATATCAAGCTGATCGAGTTATAGCTGAAGTTAATAATGGTGGTGATTTGGTCGAAAAGTTGATAAAAGATAGTGATAGGAGTGTATCGTATCGTGCGGTGCGTGCTACGCGGGGCAAGATGTTGAGGGCAGAACCAGTTGCGGCACTTTATGAAAGAAATCAAGTTTTTCATGCGGGAAAGTTTCCAGAGCTAGAAGAACAGATGATTTTTTACAACGGAAGTGGTAATGTAAGCCCAGATAGATTGGATGCGTTGGTCTGGGCAATTACAGAATTATCGCAGTCTACAGGAAATGCAGTTTGGAGAATTACATAATGGGCGTATTTAATAACATAAGAAATGCAGTTTTTGGGCAAACACTGCAAACTAAGGAAGCCCCAAAGGTATATTTATCAGGAACTGGTGGATTTACATATACAAGAAAAGATAATTTCAATGCATATGCAAGAGAAGGTTATCAGCAAAATGCTATAGTGTTCAGGTGCGTTAATGAGATTGCAAATGGTGCGGCTTCAATTGGTTTTAAAGTATATCAAGGCGATATGCAGTTAG